TACTAAAGAAGCTTCTTTGTCAAGCTTCTTTTTAATCTTAGATACTACTTGACAATGTAGATCTTCTGTGGTATAATTATTATGTATTCTCCTAAATGGATAAAGAAATGACAGAAGAAGTAAAGATCGAAGTAGAGAAAGCTGTTTCTGAAGAGAAACCAAAACGAAGAGGTGGTAGACGACCTGGAGCAGGTAGACCTTCTCTAGTGAGAGAAAATATAAAACGGGCTGAAGAGGGGCTTCCCCCCATCCTCCCCAATAAACGCATTACCAAGAAGAAAACAAAGAGTGATGCTATTCTTCCTCAAAGCAAGAAAGCTAGAAGTCAAGAAGTGTTAGCTGAGATGCTCGGAAGAAAAGGTAAATACATTGTTCAGAAAGTTTTAGATAAAGCTCTGGATGATAATGACGAAGATCAGATGGCTTGTTTAAAAATTGTAATGGATCGTGTTCTCCCGTCCGATTACATTTCTAAGATGAAAGGGAAGAACAACCAAATCTCTATTCAGATTATGGGAGTAGGAGAAACAACAATATCTTCCCAAGAGGAAGAAGTCATTGACGGGGAATATACAGAAGAAGATGAGTGACAACTTTACACCTTATGCAATCATCATGGGAGACTATGCTGATAAAGAAGCAATAAAAAGATATGGAGAAGAGCTTCCTGGAGGTAAGAGGGATGCTTTTCGTCATTTAGTGTGGCAAGCTAATTTACAGCGTAACTACCCTTCTCTAGCTAAAATGATTGGTGACTTACATGAGTCTAAATATTTTCCAATATTAGGAGGTAGAGGTCAAGGAGAAGCTGAAAGACAAATGGATTTATTTAATAACGAACTCGGTCGAAGAATTGCTGACCAAGCAAAAACAGAAGAAGATGTCTATCGTATTGCTGCTCAAATGATTGAGCAAGAAAAAGCTAAGGTTCTTCCAGTAGACCAAGTATGGGCAGAATACAAATACAAATGACCGACGAATTTATTCCTTACGCAGTGATTCCTAAACCTACTTCAAAATTTAAAAAAGTAGTGAATGACTAGCTTAAAAGTAAAGCTACACGATAAACAGCTTGAAGTGTTTAATGATAACACTCGATTTAAAATTGTTGCTGCAGGTAGACGATTTGGTAAAAGTAGATTAGCTGCTTGGCTTCTTTTGATAGAAGCCTTAAAGAGTACATCCAAAGATGTATTCTATGTTGCACCTACTTACCAACAAGCTAAAGATATTCTTTGGAGTTTGTTAAAAGAGTTAGGGCATGAGGTTATCCAATCAGCCCATGAAAATACTTCAGTCTTAACTCTTGTTAACAACAGAAAGATTTATTTAAAAGGTGCAGATAGACCAGACACTCTTCGAGGTGTTGGTTTAGCATTTTGTGTTATTGACGAATATGCAGATATTAAACCTAATGTATGGGAGCAGATCTTACGACCTGCCCTAGCTGATGTACAAGGTAAAGCATTATTCATAGGAACACCTAAAGGTAGAAATCATTTCTATGAATTATTTAAATATGCAGAGAGTGGTAGAGATGAACAATGGAAAGCTTTCCATTATACATCATATGACAATCCTCTAATCCCTGCATCTGAAGTAGAAGCAGCTAAAAACTCTATGAGTAGTTTTGCATTCAGACAAGAGTTCTTAGCTTCATTTGAAGCAGCAAGTAGAGATTTATTTAAAGAAGAATGGATTGAGATTGATGACAACGAACCTGATGATGGTAGGTATTTTATTGCTGTTGACTTGGCAGGGTTTATTAATGTTGATAAAGAGTCGAGCAATAAAAATAAAAAACTAGATGAAACAGCCATAGCTGTTGTTAAAGTAAATGATGAAGGATGGTGGGTTGCAGACATCCTACATGGTCGATGGGATATTAAAGAAACTTGTAACCAACTTATTAGAGCCGTTATGAAGTATGAACCAATCTCAGTTGGGATTGAAAAAGGAAGTTTAAAAAACGCAGTGCTTCCTTACATGATGGATTTAATGCGTAAGAATAATTTTTATTTTAGAATTGATGATTGCACTCATGGCAATCAAAAGAAAACAGACAGAATTGTTTGGGCTCTTCAAGGTAGGTTTGAACATAGAAAAGTTAAACTAAACTTTGGAGAATGGAACAATGAATTTATTGACCAATTGGTTAACTTTCCTAATAGTCAACTGCATGATGACTTGATAGATGCGTTAGCTTACATTGATCAAATACAAGTTGTTGATTACTTCCAAGACTACGAGGAAGAAGAATTTGAAGTAATTGATATGGTATCAGGATATTAAAAGGGAAAACTATGGCACAAGATAAATTAGTAGGTTGGTTAAATGGTACTCTTGAAGATTGGAGAGATCATAGAGATACAAATTATTTACCAGACTGGAAAGAATATGAAAGACTTTGGCGAGGAGAATGGGCAGCTGAAGATCGACTCAGAGATTCAGAAAGAAGCCGAATCACTTCTCCTGCTTTACAACAAGCTATAGAAAATCATACAGCTGAAATTGAAGAAGCTGTCTTTGGACAAGGTAATCATCTTTTTGATATTGAAGATGACATGATGGACTCAGACAAGTCTGACATTGAGTACATGAAGGGCTACATGAAAGAGTGCTTCAAGAAAAACAAAGTTAGAAAAGCTGTAGGTGATGTTATCCTTTTAGCATCTATCTATGGAACTGGTATCGGTGAGATTGTCATTAAAAAAACAAAAGAGTTAGTCCCTGCAACTCAACCCCTTCCTGATGTTGATGCAATAGCCGTAGGTGTAGAAGAAAAAGAAAAAGTTAATGTAACCCTTAAACCTGTTTCTCCACAAAACTTTTTAATTGATCCAACTGCTACTTCTATCGAAGATGCTATGGGAGTTGCTATTGAAGAGTTTGTCTCTGCTCATAAAGTAGCAGAGAATATTGCTAATGGTGTTTACTTCAATGTAGACATCAATGACGATGCTGCTCCAGATAAAGACTTAGAATCAAGTTGGATTGATACAGAGTATAACGATGATAAAGTTAAAATTGTAAGATACTATGGACTTGTTCCTGAAAAATTATTAGATGCTCCTGAAGGAGACAATGTAGAAGATTTATTTGAGACAGAAGAAGTTTCTGACTTAATGGAAGAGTATGGAAATTTAGTAGAAGCTATTGTAGTAATAGGTAACGACAGTAAACTTCTAAAAGCAGAAAGATCTCCATACATGATGAAAGATCGTCCTATTCTTGCTTACCAAGATGACACAGTTCCAAATAGATTCTGGGGTAGAGGTATTGCAGAAAAAGGTTACAATATGCAAAAAGCTATTGATGCTCAGTTGCGTAGCCATTTAGATTCATTAGCCCTTACAACAGTTCCTATGATGGGTATGGATGCTACACGATTACCTCGTGGTAGCAAGTTTGAAGTTAGACCAGGTAAATCTGTTTTAACAAATGGAAACCCTGCAGAAATTTTAATGCCATTTAAATTTGGTGCAACAGATGGTAGTAACATTCAAACAGCTCAAGCTTTTGAAGGAATGTTATTACAAGCTACAGGTACACTTGATACAGCAACTATGCAAACAGTTCCTGCAGGTGGAGAATTATCTGTAACTTTATCAGGAATATTAAAACGCAATAAGCGTACATTAGTTAATTTCCAAGATCAATTTTTAATTCCATTTATTGAAAAATCTGCTTGGAGATTTATGCAGTTTGATCCAGAGCATTTCCCAGTTAAAGATTGGAAGTTTGTTCCATCATCTACTTTAGGAATGTTAGCTCGTGAAGTGGAACAAATGCAATATATTAATTTAATGAAAACTTTAGGACCAGACAGTCCTGTATTACCTGTATTACTAAGAGGAGTTGTTGAAACATCTAGCTTAGGTAATAGACAACAGTTACTACAAATGCTAGATCAAATGAATCAACCTAATCCACAAGAAGAGCAAATGAAAGCTCAGATTATGCAGCTACAAATGCAAAAAGCTCAAGTGGATATTGCTAAGACAGCTTCTGAAGTTGAAATGAATAAAGCTGAGGCAACTAAAGATTTAGCTGAAGCATCAATTAAACCTGATGAAATCAGAGCTAAGATCTTAACAGCTATTTCAACTAATCTTCCAAACGAAGATGATAAGATACAAGCTGAGTTTGATAGAAGAGCTAAAATTGCTGAGTTAATGTTAAAAGAAGCTGATATGGATCAAAATCGTGAGATTGTTGAGCTACAGATGCAGAAGAACATGAAAAACTTGACAAAGTAAGCCTCTTATGGTATAATTATTATATAAACCTACTATTATAACACAAAGTTTAGAAAGGTGCAATAGTGGATAAAAAGTTACAAGAATACTATGAAGAAAGATTTTCAACTATGTCTACGACAGGTTGGAAAGACTTTATTGAAGATGCTCAAAATATGTTTGATAGCTACAATGCTATTAATACAGTAGAAACTTTTGAGGATTTTCATAAAAGAAAAGGACAATTAGATATTCTTCAATGGATTCTGACCTTACAACAAGTGTCAGAACAAACCTACGAGGAGTTAAAAGATGAGAAAGTTATTTGAGTTTCATTGTTCATCATGTGATTATTCATTTGAAGAACTTACTGAATACACAAAAACTATCCCATGCCCAAAATGTAACTCTAACGCTGACAAAATAGTTAGTGCACCTAGAGTTAACTTAGAGGGTATTACAGGTAGCTTCCCAGATGCAGCAAGAAGATGGGAGAAAAAGCATTATCAAAAACTTGCAGAAGAGACTAAGAAGTTAAATTCTTAGCTTCTTTCCTAAAATGCTAAACGCACAGGAGAAAATAATATGGCAGAGTTAATTGATGAAGTTTTAGAAGAGGAAAAAGTGGAGGCTTCTTCATTAGATGAGATGGGTAAAGATGCAGAAGAAACATCTGTAGAAGAACCCGAAGTCGAGGCTAAAGAAGAAACTAAACCAGAAGATGATTTACCAGAGAAATACAAAGGAAAATCTCTTAAAGATATTGTCTTAATGCACCAAGAAGCTGAAAAGCTTATAGGTCGTCAAGGCAGTGAAGTAGGAGAGCTCCGAAAAGTGGTAGACGACTTTATTAAAACTCAAACATCAAAAGATTCAGACACAAAAGAAACAGAAGTAAACGATGACGATTTTTTTACAGAACCTAAACACGCTGTAAAGAAAGCAATTGACAGTCATCCTGCTATAAAAGAGGCTCAACAAGCTGCTATAGCTATGAAACGATCAGAAACATTAGCTAAGTTACAGTCTGAGTTCCCAAATTTACAGGATACAGTTCAAAATCCAGATTTTGCCGAATGGATTAAGTCATCAAAAGTGCGTACTGAGTTATTTACTCGAGCTGAAACACAGTTTGACTACGATTCTGCTAAAGAATTACTTTCAACTTGGAGTGAAAAACAGAGTATTACTAAAAAAGTAGCTGAAACATCAAAAGTTGACAGAGATCAACAATTGAAAGCTGCTGATGTTGGTAGTAATGGTACAAACGAGCCTGTTTCTAAAAAGAAATATCGTCGTAGTGATATTATTAAACTTATGCAAACAGATCCTGACCGATATGATGCTTTATCAAATGAGATTATGGCAGCCTACCGAGAAGGACGAGTAATTTAACATTTTTGAAAGGAAACTGAGATGGCTTTAGGCTCAAATCATGTAACGATAACAACAGCTGCAACCTTTATACCTGAAATATGGTCGGACGAGATTGTAGCTGCTTATAAGAAAAACTTAGTAGCAGCAAATTTAATGAAAAAAATGGGTTTTGTTGGTAAGAAAGGTGACACAGTTCACATTCCAGAACCAACAAGAGGCACAGCATCATTAAAAGCTGCTAATACACAAGTAACACTTCAAGCAGCAACTGAAGGCGAAAAAACTGTAACAATCGACAAGCACTATGAATACTCACGCTTAATCGAAGACATTACAGAAGTACAAGCATTATCATCACTTCGTCGTTTCTACACAGACGATGCAGGTTATGCTTTAGCTAAACAAGTTGATACTTCACTTATTCAATTAGGTCGTGGTTTCAATGGTGGTGATGGTACAGCAGCTTATGATGGTGCGTACATCGGTTCTGATGGTACAACTGCTTATGATGCAACAGCAAACACAAACGCAGGTAATGGTGCAGCTTTAACAGATGCAGCTATCCGTCGTACTATCCAAAGACTAGATGACAATGATGTTCCTATGGAAGGTCGTTTCTTCTTAATTCCTCCATCAGCTCGTAACACATTAATGGGCATTGCTCGTTATACAGAACAAGCTTTTGTAGGTGAAGTTGGTTCAAGCAACACAATTAGAAATGGCGAAGTTGGTAACCTTTATGGTATGCCAGTATTCGTATCATCTAACTGTGATACAGCAACAGGCTCAGATGCAGACAGAGTTTGCTTAATGGGTCATAGAGATGCAGCAGTTCTTGTTGAACAACAAGGTGTTCGCTCTCAAACACAATATAAGCAAGAATACTTAGGTACTCTTTACACTGCAGATACACTCTATGGTGTTAAAGAACTACGAGATGGTTCTGCTTTCGCATTAGTAGTTCCTGCTTAATGCAATATGCCCCTCTGCAAAGGAGGGGCTATTTTTATGCTCATTTATTTAAGTGAGTATAAATATAAAGGAGATGAGAATGAAATTTAAAGATTTAATAAGTGGGGAAGTAGTAGAGTTTCATAATGAAGTAGATATTAACTCGATGCAACATCACTCAGGGTATGAAGTTGTTGAGGAAACTGCTGTAAAAGCAGAAAAGCCAAAATCAACCAAAAAAGAAAGTGTATTAAACAAACTCTTTAAGGAATAAATATGGCTATATATAGAGGACCTGGTGGACCAGGAGATGCAACAACCGATGCAACCAATGAAGCTACAGTAGCAACTACTAAAGCCTCTGAAGCCGCTGCAAGTGCCTCTAGTGCGGCATCTAGTGCTTCTACAGCTAGTACAAAAGCTTCTGAATCTGCCACAAGTGCTACACAATCAGCTACAAGTGCTACAAACGCTGCAAATAGTGCAGCAAGTGCAAGTTCAAGTGCAACAAGTGCTTCTAATAGTTCTTCAGCTGCTGAATTATCTAAAACAGAAGCAGAAACTGCCAAAGCTAACGCAGAAATAGCTCAAGCTGCCGCAGAAGCTGCTCAAGCAGCTGCTGAGACTGCTGAAACAAATGCTGAAACAGCAGAAACAAATGCAGCAGCAAGTGCTAGTGCTGCAAGTACATCAGAATCCAATGCCGCTACTTCAGAAACTAATGCTGCTAGCAGTGCATCAGCCGCAGCTGCTAGTGAAGCAGCAGCAGCTTCTTATGTAGATGCGTTTGATGATAAATATTTAGGATCTAAAGCTTCAGCTCCTACAGTAGATAATGATGGAGATCCATTAACAGATGGAGCTTTATATTTTAATACTACAACTAATATTATGTATGTTTATGACTTAGGAACAACCTCCTGGTTACAACTTACATTAACAACCGCTAATCAAACTGCAGTAAATACTGTAGCGACAAATATAGCTGATGTTAACACTGTAGCTACAAATATTTTAGATGTGGTTAACTTTGGAACAACATACTTAGGTGCGTATGCTTCTGCACCAACCACCTCTCAAGTTGGAGCTATTTATTGGAATACTGGAGTTAATTCTTTATATATTTGGGATGGATCTACTTGGAATGCAGCAGCCTTTACCGCTACAGGAGCTGTTACATCATTTAATACACGAACAGGTGCTGTAACATTATCTAGTGGAGATGTTACAACAGCTCTAGGTTATACTCCATCAACTGTTGTTAATTTAAACGACATTTCAGATGTAACTATCACATCACCATCTACAAACCAAGTTCTTAAATATAATGGAACAGTTTGGGTAAATGACTCTGATACAGATACAGGAATTGTCTATACAGACTTATCTGTTTCTACAGCAACAGCAGGATCTCCTGCATTATCTTATAATAACACTAATGGTGTATTTACATACACTCCACCAGATTTATCTAGTTTTATTACAGCTAGTTCAACAGACACATTAACAAATAAATCAGGTAACATTAGTCAATGGACTAACGACAGTGGCTATCTAACTACAGAAACTTACACAGGTACAGTGACAAGTGTTGCTGCTACAGTTCCAACTGGCTTTACAGTGACAGGTAGTCCAATTACTGCTAGTGGTACATTAGCTGTA